TCCAGTAACTCAAAAGTCAGTTAATATTAAAAATTCAAAAAGATATCATCCTACAAAATTAGATTGGTTTTGATTTATGGCACAGTGGAATAAGAATACGCAAGACTTTCTAAATCAAGAAAGAAGTCTTTTTGAAGTACCTATGATTGCCACAAAAGATGGTAATCCAGTTTCTTTTGAGAACCCATTTCCAGTATCTCTCGGTTCTTCCACTATCACAATTGTTGGTGACATTACAATTCCAACAACTGTAAGTGTTGCGAGTTCTCCTGCAAATCCAGTTCATACTCATATTACTCAAATTGGTTCAAGTGGTCTTTTAGAAGATAATGGCATTCCTTATATGCCAGTTGGTATTGGAACTACACAAAATCTAAATCTTTCATATCTTCCAGTTGGTATTTCATCTTTACTGAATACTGTATCAATCTCTAATACATCCTTTAATGTTAGTGGTTCAGTATCAGTAGCAAATACAGTATCAGTTAGTGGAACTGTCAATATTGGAACAATTCCAGAAGTTGAAATTAAAAATGATACTGGAAATCCAATTCCAGTAAGTGGAAATATCTCAGTTTCTCCATCAAATGCAGATGCTTTTGGAAGAACAAGAGTATCAAATCCCCTTACACTTTTTGATTCATCTCACAGATATAGAGACAACAATCTGTGGACTCAATTAGTTGTAGGAACTGGTTCTACAGTTGGATTTGTAACGACACAAGGATTAATTAATATTGGTATTGGAACCACTGCAGGATGTTCTGTCATCAGAGAAACAACAAAGACTTTTGCATATCAACCAGGAAAGTCATTGTTGATAATGAACACCTTTGTTCCTGAAACTCCAAAAGAAAATCTAAGACAACGAGTAGGATATTTTGGTGCAGATAATGGAATTTACTTTGAGATTGCTGGAATTGGAAGCACTTCAGTAAGTTTTGTAGAGAGAAGTTTATCTATAGGAACAGAAACAAGAGTTCCACAGACACAATGGAATATTGATAAGTTAGATGGAACTGGTGCTTCTGGAATTACTTTAGACCCATCTAAAGCACAAATTCTATGGACTGATATTGAATGGTTAGGACTTGGAACAGTCAGAGTGGGTTTTGTAATTGATGGTGCATTTATTCACTGTCACTCGTTCCATCACGCAAATAAAATTCAAACGACATACATGACAACTGCATGTTTGCCTTTGAGATATGAGATTTCAAATACTGGAGTGACCACAAGCACAAGTACACTTAAACAAGTTTGTTCTACTGTGATTTCAGAAGGTGGTTATGAACTTCGTGGATTACAGCAAGGTGTAGGAACTACAATCACAAGTCCAATTCGCCTTGCAACTGCTGGCACTTATTATCCAATTATCTCACTAAGATTAAAATCAAATCCAAATAGATTGGATGGAATTGCAATCTTAACTGCTATTTCTGTTATGGGTATTACTAATAATTCGCATTATAACTGGCAAGTAAGAGCAAGTGCAAATACTACTGGTGGCGGAACTTGGGTCAGTGCTGGAGTTGATAGTTCTATTGAATATAAAATTAATGGTGGGGTTGTGTCTGGAGGCAGAATATTAGCAGAAGGTTATAGTAGTGCTTCTAATCAGGCAGTAAGTGCAGTTGATATACTCAAAGAAGCATTATTTAAATTTCAATTGGAAAGAGATGGATTAACTGGAACTCCTTACGAATTAACTCTTGTTGCTGCTGGTAGTGCAGTAAACTCTGATATTCATGCTTCTCTGGACTGGGAAGAGGTGAGTAGATAATTATGCCAATCGAAGATATTCAACTAAAGCAATCTGATGCTTACCTCTCTAATCCAAATCTAAAAAGAGCAAACACAACTATTCAATGGACTGAAGAGCAGATTATTGAATTCTTGAAGTGCAAAGATGATCCAGTATATTTTGCAAAGAATTATATCAAGATCGTTTCTCTTGATGAAGGTCTTGTTCCTTTTAAAATGTATCCATTTCAAGAAAGACTTGTACAAAGATTCCATGATAATAGATTTAATATTTGCAAGATGCCTCGTCAGACGGGTAAATCTACGACTTGTGTATCTTATCTACTACATTATGCAGTCTTCAACGATAATGTAAATATTGCTATTCTTGCAAACAAAGCATCTACTGCAAAAGATTTGTTGGGTAGATTGCAACTTGCATATGAAAATCTTCCAAAGTGGATGCAACAAGGTATCTTATCCTGGAACAAACAATCATTAGAACTGGAAAATGGTTCTAAAATTATCGCCGCCTCCACTTCCGCATCTGCTGTTCGTGGTGGATCTTATAACATTATATTCCTGGATGAATTTGCGTTCATTCCAAATAATATTGCAGATCAGTTTTTTGCATCGGTTTATCCTACCATTTCTTCTGGTAAATCTACAAAGGTAATTATCGTATCTACGCCTCACGGTATGAATCACTTCTACCGCATGTGGCATGACGCTGAGAAGGGCAAAAACGAATATATGCCCACTGATGTTCATTGGTCAGAAGTACCTGGTAGAGACGCTAAATGGAAGGCATCTACAATTGCAAACACTAGTGAACAGCAGTTCAAAGTTGAGTTTGAATGTTTATCTGGGGAAACTAAAATAGAAATACTCGATAATAATGGCAATTCTCGAAATATTACTATGGAAGAACTCTATCGAAGAATGTGAGTTTTTTGGATTATAAATAATAATAAAAATGTATTATATCTACTTACTTAAAGATTTGGATAATAATATTAAATATGTTGGTCAGACTACGAACCCGAGCACCAGAAAGAGGGAACACAAAAATAGCAAACCTAAACATATTTTTAAGATTGTAGAAGAAACAAATATTGCCGAAGATGCAAAAAATTTGGAAATTAATTATATAAAAGAATTTGATACCTATAAAAATGGATGGAATAAATCTCCAGGAGGAGAAGGTTTTGATAATTACGATAGAACCGGAATAGGTGGTGTAGATAAAGGGAATGTCCCTTGGAATAAAGGTATGAAAAATTGCTTCTCGGAAGAAACAATCTCAAAAATGAAGCAAGTTAGGAAGGGTAGAGTTTTTAGTAGAAAACTTACCGATGACCAAATAAAGGAAATACGCATTTTATTTGATATAAAACCAGATTTACCATTGGTGGGATTGATTATGAAAAATGGAAAGAAAATGTCATACATTCAAGCATTTTGTAAAGAATATGCTGATAAATACAATTTAACATCACAAGGACTTAAAAGAATAGTTTTGGGGGAGTGTTGGAAAAATGTTTAAACTTAATAAAGACATATTAGTAAAAACTCCTACAGGATTTAAATCTTTCTCAGGTATTCAGAAAGTTTATAAACCTTTCTATCATTGGATAATTTTTGAGGATGGTACTGAAATAAAATGTTCAGAAAATCACTCATTTGGATCAGAAAAAATTAAAGCATCTACAATCAAAGTAGATAACATCATACAAGGAAAAAAAATTGTATATAATGAAATAGTAGAAGAAGGAATATATCTTTACGATTTATTAGATGTTGGTGAAGATAACTTATACTATTCAAATAATATAGTATCACATAACTGCGAATTCTTAGGATCTGTCGATACTCTAATTAATGCAACAAAACTTAGAACACTAGTATATGCGGATCCTTTAAAGAGAAATAAGGGTCTTGATGTTTATGAGGATCCGAAAGAAGAACATAATTATTTAATAACTATTGACGTAGCGAGAGGAGTTGGAAGTGATTATTCTGCATTTATAGTTTTTGACATTACAAATTTTCCATATAAAACAGTAGCAAAATATAAGAATAATGAAATCAAACCAATGATGTTTCCAAGTATTATTCATGAAGTAGCAAAGGCATATGATGATGCCTGGTTATTGGTAGAAGTGAATGATATTGGCGATCAAGTAGCAAATATCTTACATTTTGATTTAGAATACGATAATGTTTTGATGTGTGCTATGCGGGGTCGTGCTGGACAAATTGTCGGATCAGGATTTAGTGGTAAAAAGTCTCAACTTGGTGTTCGTATGACATCTGCGGTTAAAAAATTGGGATGTTCTAATTTAAGAACACTAATAGAGGACGATAAACTTATAGTTAATGATTATGACATGATTTCAGAACTTACAACATTCATTCAAAAAAGTAGATCATTTGAAGCAGAAGAAGGTTGTAATGATGACCTTGCTATGTGTCTTGTCATATTCTCATGGTTGGTAGCTCAAGACTATTTTAAAGAGATGACAAATAATGATATTCGCAAAAGAATGTATGAAGAAAATAAAAATCAAATTGAGCAAGATATGGCACCTTTTGGATTTATTTTGGATGGATTAGATGACAATGAAGTTTATATTGAACCAGAAACTGGAGATCGATGGATGTTTGCGACAGCACAAAATGAAAACCAACCGCTAGAAGTTTGGAACGTTGATGAGTATGGTGATCGTTCTCATATGTGGGATTATCGTTAAAGAGGCAAAAATTATAAATACTTTTAGAATAATTCTGAGCCTGGCGGGGAATACAAATGGCGCTAAATTTAGCATCTCCTGGAATTGTAGTAAGAGAAGTTGATCTAACAGTTGGAAGAGTCGGACCAACTTCAAATAAAGTTGGTGCAATTGTGTCTCCTTTTGCAAAGGGTCCTGTAGATTCTCCAACTTTAGTAGAAACTGAGCAAGATCTACTAAGCAATTTTGGAGAACCATATGCAGTTGATAAACACTATGAGCATTGGTTAACTGCATCATCATATCTTGCATATGGTGGATCATTGAGAGTAGTGAGATCAGATGATGTTGATTTGAGAAATGGATTTGTTGGAACTGCGTCCAGCATTAAAGTTAAGAGTTTAGAACATTACACTGAATTGGGATATGATGAAAATACAATTACAAATGTAACTGTTGTAGCAAGAAATCCTGGATCTTGGTCAAATGGAATCAAGATTGCAATGATTGATGCAAAAGCAGATCAAATTCTAGGTGTTACTACAACAAGTGTCGTTGTTGGACATGGAGTTACTCAATCTGTTTTAGGAAAAGTTAAGGCAGGTGCTGGTAGTACATCAGTTCTTGATGGTTATCTCAAAGGAATTGTTACTGAAATTGGTGCAGGAACACTTTCAGTAAAAGTTTTGAGTCATGTATCTGCTGCAGGAACTGAAACAGTCGTAGACTATCAACCTTCAGGAATTTATTCTTTCAATACTGGAGCAATTGGAATCGTAACTTCTGGGCAAAGTGCTGGAACAAATGTAGTAACACCTACTCCGACTACACAATTAGATTGGTTTGATCAGCAGTCAATTGCACTCACAGATTCAACCATCTCTTGGAATAATGTTGCTGATCGTCCATCAACTTCAGATTATGCAGAATCGAGAGGATCAAGATTTGATGAAATTCATATTGTCGTAATTGATGATAAAGGAACTATTACTGGAAATGCCGGTACTATTTTAGAGAAGCACCTAAGTCTTTCCAAAGCATCTGATGCCCAATATTCAGTAGGTAGTCCCTCTTATTGGAGAAAGTACTTAGCAAATAATTCTACAATTGTATTTGGAGGTTCTGCCCCAGCTGGAATTACTTCAACTGGATTTAGTTCAGGTTTTATTCCACAATCAGATTTTGGTTGGGATCAAGATGCTGAGGGCGCTATTTTTGGTGCAACTGGATCTCAAACTTTAACTCTTAGTGGTGGACTTAATTATAATGGACAATCTTCAATAACTACAAGTGGGGCATTAACTGCAACTTTAGCAGAAATTTCAGATGGATATGATTTATTTGAAAATACTGATAATTTTAAAGTAGATTTCCTTTTAATGGGATCTGCAAATTATACGATGGAGAATGCTCAGGCATTGGCAGGAAAAGTTATTTCTGTTGCAGAACTAAGAAAAGATGCGATTGCATTTATTTCACCATATAGAGGATCTGCACTTACAGATACTGTAGATCAAACTGCAGTAACGGTAAGATCTGCCTCAGACATTACGAATAAAGTACTAGAATTCTATTCACCAATTACATCATCAACTTATGCAGTTTTTGATAGCGGTTATAAGTACATGTACGATAGATTCTCGGATACTTTCAGATATGTACCTCTAAATGGTGATATTGCAGGAACTTGTGCTCGTAATGATATTAACAATTTTCCATGGTATTCACCAGCGGGAACTTCGAGAGGTGCAATTCTGAATGCAGTCAAATTAGCATACAATCCATCTAAGGCACAAAGAGACCGTCTATATTCAAACAGAATTAATTCAGTCATCTTCTCGCCAGGTGCTGGTATTATTCTTTTTGGAGATAAGACTGGATATGGAAAAGCATCAGCATTTGATCGCATCAATGTTCGTAGACTCTTTATCCACTTAGAAACTGCAATCTCGGCAGCTGCTAAGGATCAACTATTTGAATTCAATGATGAAATTACAAGAACAAATTTTGTAAATATCGTTGAACCTTTCTTGCGTGATGTTCAGGCAAAGAGGGGAATCTTTGATTATGTTGTTGTTTGTGACGAAACAAATAACACAGCATCTGTGATTGATTCTAATGAATTTGTTGCTGACATTTATATCAAACCAGCAAGATCAATCAACTTCATTGGTCTTACTTTTGTTGCCACCAGAACTGGCATTTCGTTTGATGAAGTAATCGGTCAATTCTAATTAACAAGAGGTAAACAACTATGGCAACCAGAAATCAACTAAATCCACCTCCCTTAAGGAAGATTACCGACTTTAAGAGTAAACTGACCGGTGGTGGTGCTCGTGCTAATCTATTTGAAGTAGTGTTATCATTCCCAGATTCTGCACCAACCGATAGTAATGTTCTTGATAAGTCAAGATTTTTAATCAAAACAGCCGCTCTTCCAGCATCAACGATTGGTCCAGTTAATGTCCCATTTAGAGGAAGAATTCTCAAAATTGCGGGGGACAGAACATTTGAATCTTGGACTGTTACCGTTATTAACGATACCGATTTTTCAATTCGTTCTGCTCTCGAAAATTGGATCAATTCAATCAACAGAGTTTCTGATGCTACTGGTGCTACAGATCCAGCTTCATATCAGGCAGATGCTTTTGTTTACCAATTAGATCGTGATGGTTCTACACTGAGAGCATATCACATGTACGATATCTTCCCAACTAATATTGCATCGATTGCTCTCTCCAGTGAAACCACTGATGCAATTGAAGAATTCACTTGCGAATTCCAAGTTCAATGGTGGGAAGCAGTTAAAGGTACTGGAACCAATGCTGGTGGTCTGGATATCAACTAAATACAACATACGGTCTAAACTTATAAGATGGCAAAACTTTTTGGATTTTCAATTGATGATTCTGGCGATAAATTAAAATCTAAATCTATTGTCTCTCCCGTTCCACCTAACAATGATGACGGGGTAGACAATTTTATTGCGAGTGGATTTTATGGTCAATATTTGGATATTGAAGGTGTTTACAGAACTGAATTTGACCTAATTAAAAGATATCGTGAAATGGCACTTCATCCAGAATGTGATGGTGCCATTGAAGATGTTGTTAATGAAGCAATTGTAAGTGATCTTTATGATTCTCCAGTTGAAATTGAACTTTCAAATTTAAATGCAAGTGATAAATTAAAAGAAAAAATTAGAGAAGAATTTAAATATATCAAAGAATTATTGGATTTTGATAAAAAATCGCATGAAATTTTTAGAAATTGGTATGTTGACGGAAAATTATATTATCTAAAAGTTATTGACATTAAAAAACCACAAGATGGTATTCAGGATCTGAGATATATCGATCCAATGAAGATGAAGTTTGTTCGCCAAGAAAAAAGGGCGAATAAAAACGGTATGATGAATATGAATGCAGTACAAGAAACTGATAAAGTATTTTATCCAGAAATAGAAGAATACTTTTTATATTCGCCCGTAGCATCATACCCCTCTCCAGGAATGATATCTGGTGGTGGTGCTGTAAAGCAGATTAAGATTGCAAAAGATTCTATCACATATGTTACTTCGGGACTTGTAGATAGAAATAAGGGAACTATTCTTTCATATCTCCATAAAGCAATTAAAGCACTCAATCAATTAAGAATGATTGAGGATTCTCTTGTTATTTACAGATTGTCACGCGCACCAGAACGTAGAATTTTTTATATTGATGTTGGCAATCTTCCAAAAGTAAAAGCAGAACAATACCTCAAAGAGGTTATGTCTCGCTATAGAAATAAACTAGTTTACGATGCTTCAACTGGAGAAGTTCGTGATGATCGCAAGTTTATGTCCATGATGGAAGATTTTTGGTTACCTCGCCGTGAAGGTGGTAGAGGAACTGAAATCACAACCTTACCTGGTGGTCAGAATCTTGGCGAACTTTCTGATATTGAGTATTTTCAAAAGAAACTTTACAGATCACTGAATGTTCCAGAATCAAGAATTGCTGGTGGTGGAGATGGATTCAATCTCGGACGTTCATCAGAGATTCTGAGGGATGAATTAAAATTTGCAAAATTTGTAGGTCGCTTAAGAAAGCGTTTTGCAAATATGTTCAATGATATTCTCAAAACTCAATTGGTTTTGAAAAATATTGTTAGTCCGGAAGATTGGGATTTGATGAGTGATCATATTCAATATGATTTCTTATACGATAACCAATTTGCAGAATTAAAAGAATCAGAACTACTGAATGAGAGACTTGGAACTCTTGCAACCATAGAACCATACATTGGAAAATATTTCTCCAAAGAATATGTCCGTAGAAAAGTCCTTCGTCAGACTGATAGTGAAATTATTGAAATTGATCAACAAATTAAAACTGAAATTAAGAAAGGAATTATTCCAGATCCAAATTCCATAGATCCAATTACTGGTGAACCTTTACCACCACCAGAAGGAGATCCTGGAATGGGAATGGATTCTGGAATGGGAATTCAAAATCCTTTAGGAGAAATTCCTCAAGAACCAAATCTAGATCAACAAGGGCAACAAACAAATGCCCAGATGCAAAAGGACACTAAAAAAGCAGAGATATAAATAATTATTATAATACTATATTAAAATTTTATGGAAGAACTTATCGACTTGATTGCCACAGATTCTTCGGCATCAGAAGTTACTGATAAAATCAAAGATCTACTGTTTGCTAAAGCGGCAGAAAGAGTTGATGGTGCTAGACCACATGTTGCTTCTGCAATGTTTGGTGGAGAAGATGTGGAAGATGGTGAAGAATACTCCGAGGATCAAGAATAATGGAAATTACTAAGATTATTACATCTGAAGTAGGTACTGCAATTACTGCCGGTTTTGCTACCAGTATTAGTGATGCAACTTGTGTTCGCCTATTTAATAATCAAACTGGTATTGTTACTGTTGGAATAAACACTGTAGTCGGTGCTGCAACTACAAATTTCTTTACAATGCCTGGTTCATCTGTAGAATTTCTACAAAAAACAAGTACTGATGTCATTTGGACTTCAGCAGCTATTAAAGCA